ATAAACCTATGCTGGATTCTAGGTGTGCTCATATCATTTACACGCCGATGACGGGGGTGGGCCTCCACGGAGGTTATCGGGGAGACTCATGGTTCAAGCACCGGATTGAGATATTTAAAAATTACACACTTAGAAGCTTGCAGAATCAGACAAATAAAAATTTCATACACTGGATTAGTTTTAGAAAAGAAGAGACGGACAATCTCTTAATATCTCAATTAGCAGGGTACTTGGATTCGATAAACTACCCATACATATTCACATTCGATGGCTTGATGTATCATGATGACAAATTCACAAATTATAATTTTAAGACAGGATTGAGGAATTTATTGATGATGATATGGGATTGCTGGAACCAGAAAGAATTAAGAAGTCCCTCAGAGTTATTAAGAAATTCTTGGGAGAACAAGAATGAAACTCTTTTAAAACGAGTCTCTTCTTCTTTAAGCAGATTGAAAAACAGGATTGGCTCTAACTACAACTGGATTTATTTGACAAGGATTGACTCTGATGACATGTTGAATAAAGACGCGATAGAACTTATACAATCACAGACTCCTGAAGAGAACAAAGCTTTGATATTTGATAAAGGATATATTTACAACGTCCAAACTAACCAATTAGGAGAATGGAACCCACCAACCAATCCCCCATTCCACACAATAATATTTCCAGGTGATGTCTTCTTCAACCCTAAAAAATACTTAGAATATTACAAAGACTTCAAAACCCATGAAGATATACCAAAGGTGTTCAATTCGATATATTTAGATAATAATAATTTTATGGTATCAGCCCATGGCAAGCAAATAAGCACAGCCTGGGACAGGCCATTAATCCAGAGGATTCATGACAGCAATAAATATAAAGGCTACATGTACACAACCTCGGGAAAAAACATCTCAACTTATTGGCAATCAAAAACAAGAAAAGTGAAGAACTTTATGATAGGAAAAGAATTCAAAGGCCGAGAAAAAGAAAAAATATTATCTCAATTTGGAATAACATAGGATTTTAGGTTACATGCCAGGGATACAATCTATCATCAATGGTAAAAGAGGCGGAAGGCCTCTAAGCCAAGCTACTTTGATTACTACGAAGATAAGAGAAAAGATGGCCAAAAAACTTGAAGAGAGGTTTGGACCGATCATCGATGCTCAATTAGATGCTGCTTTAGGAATTCAGACAGAAGCTTATGATAAGAAAACAAATAAACTTTATTACAAAGATCCAGGACCGAATGTCGTTGCTTTTAAAACAATTCTTGATCAGGTCATAGGTCGAGCTAAAGAATCACTTGAAATTACAGGAGACGAAGACAAACCAGTTCTAATTCAAGTCAGTTCTGCAATCAAAAGAATTTATGCCGACCCTGGAACTAACTCAGACTGAAGCTGATAATTTAGTACTCACTGCTAAAAATGCAGGAGTCCCAAAAGAGCAAATTGAAAACTTTGTCCGTTACGGATATGTTCCCCTACCTTGGCAATGGAAATTCCATTCATTAGCTAGATTAGCAGATAAAACTGACGGACCGACTAAAATCGGTTGTGGTGGAGCTAGAGGACCAGGAAAATCTCATGCTGTATTTGCTCAAGTATGTCTAGATGACTGCCAAAGGGTCAAAGGCTTGAAAGGATTATTTTTAAGGCAGACTGGAAACGCAGCAAGAGAATCATTTGAAGACTTGATCGGAAAAGTATTAGCAGGAAAAGTAAATTACCAATACAATGGCTCGACAAACACTCTATCATTTGTACGATCAGGTTCTAGAGTTTTATTGGGAGGATTCCATGACGAACGAGACATTGATAAATACATAGGGATCGAATACGACTTCATTGCAATAGAAGAACTTAATCAATTATTAGCAGATAGAGTGAATCGACTGTTGGGCTCGATGAGAACAAGCAAGAGTGACTGGCGTCCTAGACTTTATACCTCTTTTAACCCTGGAGGTGTTGGACATCAATTTGTCAAAGAACTATTCGTCTTGCCATATCAGAATGATAACCAGAAGGATACCAGATTTGTCCCAGCAACTTATAAAGACAATCGGGTTTACTTAAATAAAGAGTATGTAGATTATCTTGAGAATTTAGAAGGAAATCTAGGTAAAGCATGGAGAGAAGGGAATTTCGATATCTTTGAAGGCCAGTACTTCAACGAATGGAATCGAGAGAAACATACAGTCCCTCCATTCCAGATCCCAGTTAGCTGGAAAAGATTCAGAGCTTATGACCATGGCCGGACAGCTCCCGCTTGCTGTAAATGGTATGCTTTAGATTACGATGGACGAGTCTGGGCTTATAAAGAACTTTATTTGACAAACAAGAATGTAGATGAAATTGCGTCTGAAATTAAAAGAATGTCAGAAGGAGAGACTTATGAATATTCAGTTGCGGACCCTTCAATATTTGCTCATACAGGTTTTGTCGATAGGAATGGAGGCCAGACAATTGCTGAAAGTTTTTCAAGACAAGGGGTGGATTTCTATCCTGCTTCGAATCGAAGAATTGACGGTTGGAGTTTGTTACATCAATATCTGTTTTTCAATCAAACCACTGCACCTAGATTAATTTATTTCAATACATGTTATAATTCAATCAGGACAATCCCAAGTTTAGTCCACGATGAAAGGAAGCCAGAAGACTTAGATACGAAAGGTGAAGACCACGCAGCTGATGTTGACAGGTATTTCCTACTTAGCTTGCATGAAAGAAAGCCGATGGCTCCGATAAATGAAGTGCAAAAGAAACTACAACAAATGAAAGAGAAAGAAGAATCATTCCAACAAATTATTAATGGTAATTTTTATTCAAATGGCACTATATAAACAAATGACAGACAGTGGTTATATGCTAATGCGCAAAGCAGGTAAATTTATGAAAGGTGTTTTAAGTTCTCAAGCTTATTCAAAACACATGCAAGATTTTTATTCACAAACTCCTGCAGGGAAAGCTTCAATCCAAGACTCACAACGTAGGATTGCAAATGCAAAGAATGCGATAAAGACTATGCCTTCGGATGCAATCAATACAATAAAAAATGATGTGGGTGCTGTAGCAAAAGGGGCTCGTAAATTAATCGGAAAATAATATGCCAACCAAAACAACAAATAAGCCTTTAGACGAACCAACATTACCAAAAAATCAATTCGATAAGACTAAAGATCTTTCAGATAAAGAAAGACCTCTATTCGATTTTGTAGTCAATAGAATTGATGATCTAAAACAATCCCGAAAACAAGCAGTCAATGGAGTCGAGATAGAACAGGTCTGGGCAGAAGCAGATAGAGATTATGTGCCTCATAGATTGGGAAATATTGGAAAAAGAGTCATTGCAACCGACGAAGAAAAAGGATGGAGGGGAACTTTAGTTAGGCTCGGATCTACAAACTGGCAGTCAGATGTTAGCCAGTCAAATCCTTTTATAAAAGTACAGGTTGCTCTTTCATTGTTAGTAGACCAAAATCCTTCTGGAGTATTTACTGCTGGCTCTAATAAATTCCAAGCAACTACAGAACTAATGAGACAACTTTATCAAAGAAGTTGGGAGGTTGCTGATTCTAAACAACAGTTAAAACTATTCATTTTCAATCTTTCAAAGTATGGTTGGGCATGTGGTAGAACTTATCCTCTTCGGATTACAAGAACAGTTAAAGTCTTGAAAGAATGGAATGAAGAAGAACCTGATAAGTCTGTTTATGAAGATCAAGAGGTAGTTGAGTTCAATGATGTTTTCAGAGAAAATTTAGATATTAGGAATACATGGATAGATGACATGGCCAAACCGAATAATAAATTCTCGGTCAGGGATTGGTCATGGAGAAAAGTCTATCCGATGGATGTTTTTAAAGAAGAATTTGGAAAATACAAATTAGCAGACAAAGTGCAAGAAGGAGGGAATATTTCAGAAGTAGTTACAGGTCCTTCTGCTACTCCAAACAAGACCCAATTTAAAGAAAGACATTTAGTTGAAGTTTATTTCTATGAAAACCGCATTAAAGATGTTTTTGCTGTAATTGCCAATGGAGTTCCAGTAGTATTAGATGCTTTGCCGATTGCAAACCTATCAGGTGTGAAGAAGTTGTCTCTCTGGCAAACCTATTGGAATATTAGAGATGCTAATTGCCCTTACGGAATTGGCCTATACGAAGCAATCAGAAATGACCAGTTCATGCTAGACAGGATCAGAAACATGACGGTAGACCAATTGACTCTATCTATTTATAAGATGTTTTTCTATCAAGGCACTCAAGCTTTGACAGAAACTGGAGACATAAAGATCTCCCCGGGAGTTGGTAAGCAGGTATTGGATCCGAAGAATGTAAATTGGCTTACAATTCCCGGACCAGGACAAGATGCTTGGTTGGGAATTCAGATGTTCAAAAAAGATCTTGACGAGTCATCTGGAATTACTGATCAATTATTAGGTGTTGTTACTGGAAAAACTGCATTTGAAACAGCTCAAGCTAAAGAAGCTGCTTTGAAAAGACTGAAGAATCCATTGGACAATATCACAGATGCGTTAGACGAAGAAGCTTATATTTCAGTCGCTCTGTTCCAATTGATCTACTCGATACCAGAAACAATTGCAATATCAGATCCCAGACTTGTTGATGATTATCTGAAAGAAGTCCAAGGTGATCAGAGTCTTTATACTAGAGATTCTTTAGGTAATTTCAATGCTCAAGTCTATCGGGAATTTCCCCTGAATCTACAGCAAGATGAAAAAGGAAACCTTATTGAGAATAAAGATACTAAATTCTTTAGAGTCAAACCAAAATTCTTGCAATGGGAAGGGATCATCAATGTTAAAGCTCAATCGATTCTTTCTCCTTCGAAACAAATTGATAAAGCATTAGAACTTGAGATGTACAATGTTCTTATCCCTTTAATAGCTCAACCTCCTGAACTTGTCAAAAAGATTGCCGAGAATATCATAAAACTTTATGACAAGGATCCTAGAGATGTATTGCCTGAAAGCTGGTTGAATCCTCCTCAACAACAATTAATAATTCCTTCACCTGGTGGTGCTCCTCAGCAACCTGGACAAGCTCCTCAAATGCTAACTCAACCTCCACAAGCTCCTCCTGTTCCAGCACCTCAACCCGCAAATAATCCCAGTATTGTAAATCGTTTTATGAGTAGATTAGGAATTAATAGATGATTACAACGACTGAAAAACAACAAGTTAGGCAATTATTACAAGACCCTAAATGGAAAGCAGTTGAGAATATTGCAGAAGCTTTAATCTCTAAAATAAAAGATGACACTGTCTTAAGGAACACTGAATGGGATACAATAAAAGAAGCAGTCCTTCAATCAGGTCGTATTGAGGGCATTAGAAATTTTATTCAAGAGTTATATATTCAAGCTCAGCAATGATAACTGGCCACGAAAAATTTAGATTAACTGATTTAGGTAAGAAGAATGATTTTACAATAGAGGTTAATTATAAAGGTGATGAAGATGCAGAAACCAATGAATGTAAGATTCTTAAGATTACTTTTTCAGATGGCAAGGAATGCTACATTGAGAAGGAAAAACTTAATTCTGTATTATTTGCAATTGGGACTGCTGCAGAGCAAAGACAAATGATTCCTCAAGTCATTAGACGTTCTAGGTGGTATGAAACAGTAATATCAGTGAAAGCTAAGAAGGACATAAGGAAAGGAGAAGACATTACTTTCCCATTGAAAATCACACTACCAACAGAAGAGGAAGCTGTTATTGCAGAGATTAAAAGAGAGCAACGTAACAAATCTACAATACTTATTCCAAAATGAGTTATTAACAGTCCTATTTAACTTATCAATTTAAAAGTATATTATAAAAATATGAAACTATCTGAAGAACATAAGCAAGCTTTAAGAGCAGGAAGGGAGAAAGCTAAACAAGCAAAATTAGCTTCTGCAACTTCTATCCCAGATTACTCTTCTGATTTAAAAAATCTATACTCTAGATTAGATGCTCTTGTTACAAGAATCGATACTTTAGAGGCTTCTCTGAAAAAAGAATTACCTCCTGCTGAAATAACTGTTCAAGCGCCGATACAAACTATAACAACCAACCAAACTTATCATCAAAGTAATAAATATCCAGTTCCGTTTGAATATAGACAAGTAGTAGATGAAACTTTAAATAAAGAATTTGATATTGAAATAAACCCTCGTTCTGACTTACCAGTATTTGAATTCACGATAATCGTTCCTGATAAATATTCCAATATGTCTCCTGACCAAAAACAAATGCTGGGCGCTGACAGACGTCCGAAGGTTATTAATTATGCTGAAGGAATTAACGCTGTAAGAGAATGGGCTCAAAAAGTTTATGATAATTTTTCAATGGAAACTAAAAGTCAAATTACCAATGATAGAGCAACATTAATTCATGCCTAAAGTAGGTAATAAGAAATTTCCTTATACTGAAAAGGGTGAGAAAGAAGCAAAGAAGTATTCTAAGAAAGTTGGGATAAAAGAGGAGATAAAAGAGCCAAAAGGAAAAAAGAAGGTCGCTACTTCAGATGGCTATATGTTGAAATAATATGGCAAAAACAGCAAAAAACTTTGGTTCAAAAACAGGATATAAGAAATGGTTAGCGTTTGGACATATCCATAAAGTATTTGAAAAATCTCCTGGAAATACTCCAGTTAAAATTAAAGGGAAGGCCAAGAAGGTAATGCATACCTCTGATGGCGTAATGAAAGGATAATATGCCATTAACTGGAAATGTAGGACAAAATATAAAAGAGCTTTACAAGGATAATAAGAAGTCAGGGAAGGCAAGAGGTGCTAATGGGAAAGTAAGAAGTAGAGCTCAAATAATTGCAATAGCATATTCAGCAGCAGGAAAAGGAAAGAAAAAAATGCAGACGTCAGACGGGTACATGAAAGGATAATCTTTAATAAGTAAATAGTTTTTAATAAATTAGCCCAGGCACTTCATCCTGTGGGTATAGAGCCCCAAACAAAGGAAGTAAAAAGCTATGCCAGATAATAAAATAAGTGAAATCCCTCAATTCACTACTGACGAATCTACGCCAGTTCAAGAGGAAATAGAGGAAGTAAAACAAGAGGAGGAGGTCGAGGAAACAACTTCTCCTGAGGAGACGGAAACTCCCACACAGCTTCCTGGTGATAAAGAACCTGACGGGACTACTAACAAACCCGTTGAAGATACTAGCGACCTTTCAAAAGCTATTCAGTCTCTTCAACAAGAAAAGACTTTATTGTTAAAAGATATTGCAGACCTTCGCGGCCAACGTCGTGAAATAAAGCAAGAGCAATTAACAAATGTACAAAAACAAATTGATGATTTAAAGGATTTGCATCCTGAAGACATCGCTGTAATAGACCGTGTGCTTCGTGCCAAAGGTTACATGACCAAGGAAGAATCACATCAGATGTATTACGAAGATGTTAAGAATCAACAATTAAATTCTTTCTTAGAGAAGTATCCTGAATACAAACCTGAAAATGACCCAGGCGATTTAAAATGGGCATCTCTTCAAAAAGAATTAGGATATTATAAAACTCCTACAGACCCAAAGTTAGTGGGTATGCTTTTAGAGAGAGCTCATAAAGAAATATCCCAAGTCGTTAGTGATAGAGGTACCAACACAGCTGTAAAACAAAGGCAGATAAAAACTGCGGGAATGGGAGCTGGTGGTGCCCAACTATCTTCTTCTGGAAAAGCCTTAGACCCTGAAAAAGCATTTATGTTAAGGCAGGGTGGCTGGTCGGAAGAGGAAATCAAAAGAATAGAACAAAACCTCAAGTAAACAAACTATTATGGCATTTAGATTAGTATCGAGTTTAGGTGGTGTTATTGACCCTGCCTTCGTTAATGTACCTGCTTCAGGAACTATTCACCCTAGCCAAGTCGTAGACTTTGATAGAACTGGTGGATTAGGTGTTACTCCTGCTTCAATGAACTCATCTGTTACAACAATTTTTGGAGTATGTCTTGACTATGTTCAAGGCGCTTCAGACACTTATGTAAGAGTTGTTCCTTTTGCTCCAGGACAAATTTGGGAGGTAGATTGCGATGAAGCTGTTACTACAGCTCATATCGGCTCAAGAATGGGTCTTAGCAGAACAAGAGACAACAAGTCTATATATCCTAATGCAACTGATTCATTGACAAGCACTGCGGTGTTCCAATGCATCGGCATGGTGGGTTCTACTTCAGGTAGCGGAAAATTAATTGGATTTTTTAGAGCTGGAATGACTACTGGCGTCCCAACGGAAGTCGGTAACGTCTCAGCATATTAATTATGCCAAGTCCTCTCACATTATCTGACGCAGCTGACCTTATTGATGTTTCTATACAAGAAATATTCCTTAAGGGCTCTGAGAACATTAAACCGTTCTATAGTCAGTACTACAATGTAGAAACTGGTGTTTCTGACTACTACCTGAAAGACTCTTCTATGACTGGATTAGGGTATGCAGGCCGCATTATAGAAAATGCTTCTGTAACTGCTTCTGCTCCTGTCCAAGGCTTTGACAAGACTTATACTCAGGTTCAGTTCGGTGTTTTGATGTCATTTACGAAACCAATGTGGTTCTTCGGAATTAAAAAGAGAAATCTTACTCGTATTACAGAGGAAGCTAGGAAAGCAGTAGAAGACAAACGTGAATTGCTTTGTGCAGACCGTTTGGATAACTCTTTTGCAACTTCTTATACTGTAAACGATTCTTCCGGAAACTATGTAGCTGCTACAACTGGCGGCGACGGTAGTGCTCTTATCTCTGCGACTCATACTCGTGAAGATGGCGGTACTGCTTGGAATAACAGAGTAACTGACGGAAGCACTGTTAACATGGACTTTGAATATGATGCTTTAAAAGCCGCACATAGAACTGCTGCTCTCATCACCAATCCTGTTGGCAAGCCAATGAATGTTAACTTGGATACTTTGATTGTATCAAGAGGTAACGCGGTCCATCACAGAGCCATTGAAATCCTAGGAGCTTTGAATAAAGGCTGGATTCCAGGTTCAACTGACCATGACCAAGGCGCTACTCCTTCTTACAAAATTATTGCTCTTCCGTGGATTCAATCACATACCTCATATTGGCATATGTTTGACTCCTCAATGTTGAACTCAACATATGGATTACAATACAAAGAATCTCAAGGCATTCAGTTGGAAGGTCCGAACATTGTCTTTAAGACTGGAGAAATTCAGTATAAAGCGACAGTTATGTTCGATATAGGCCACAACGACTCCAGGAATATGGTAGGTTCAAAGAACACCAACGCTGCTTAATTCATAACTTGTGATTATGGACTCGGATATCCGTCAGGCTGCCCTTAGTCTGGGAGAACCTGAATATCCGAGTATAAATAAATCAGATTAAAAATTAATTACTATGTCGACAATAGGTGGATTTAACTTTACAAACTTCCAAAACTTAAGACTTAAAGGAACTCTTGACGGAGTAACATCTCCCGCAGTAATCAGATTTGTTGCTACATCAGGATTAGAATCAACTCTCTCCATAAATACTACTTATCAGGATTCAAACTTCCAATGGTACCTTCCTGCAAAAACAGGATTGATTGGAGTATCAGGAACCCTTACTGTAAACCTTCCTGCAATTTCTGCAGGCAGTTATGTTGAAACAGCAGTAGTCTTAACTGGAATAAGAGCTGAAGATGGAATAGTTTGCTCAATGATGTCAAACTTCATTGAAACTGCAGTTACCTCTAATAGGGGGATTGCTATGATTGGTTCTGCAAGGCCTTCTAATTCTGGCATCGACTTTATCTTCTACAACCCGACAGCAACTGCAACTGCAGTGCAAAGTCCTATCATTGCTTACACACAATTCAGGTAAGTAACATGTCAGAAAAAGAAACTATGTCTCCACAAGAGGCTATGGAGATGAATG